AGGAATTATCCTGGTTTAAATTACACAACCTATTGTAGTTCATTCTGTGTCCGCGACACTGGAATTAAAGTCGGAAAGACTCATCCCAAGGTCCGACAAAAGACTTCTAAGGTCTAATACGTTTTCTATATCAAAGTTGATGTCACATTCGTCCAAAAATCTCAACATTGCCTCGGACTCCGGCACGGGTACGGAATCTGAATTCCCTGTGTCGTTATTGGTAACTGTTATCGTTACTGTAAATTTTGAAACGTCAAATAGTTTCCTACACGTCGGGCAAGTATTCTTGCCCTTTTCTTTCCACTTATCTAAACATTCCGTATGAAATATATGCCCACACCTTAGGCGTGTATTTGATCTGGTCGATCTAACCTCTGTAAGACATATAGAACAGGGAGAGGACATTAAAGTATTGTTATAAGTTTTTTTCACATATTTTACGTGATTAATTTGTATCCGGTTTAATGAGACCCTTTTTCGCCTGCTCCTTTTGAAGTTGTTCAATCACGGCCGGGCCACCTTTCTGGAGAAGTTGTCGATAAGAATAATTATCCGCATATTGAACACCATTTTTTTGCATGATGTGGTTATTCAAGAGTTGTGCTGAAGAGTTAAGAGAATATTGACGTCCGTCTGCCATTCCGAGACGTTGCGACATGATCTTATTTACCATGACACTAGAAATTAATTTTTCGGTTTGTAATGGTTTTGAGCCACGAGTGATACCCATTGGCTCTTACCTTTCCGATCATGGTTTCAATGTCGTGACCCAGGAATATATTGAATGTATCCGTGTCTTGAGTTCGTTTAACACGAATTTTTTCATTCTGATTAATGTGCTGATTGATAATATTGTATGCGAATACGATCTCCTTGAGTGTCTCTGCGCCAGTTATAATGACCTTACCGGTACTAAAAATACTGGTTGTGATTTCTTTCATTTCTTCTGCCGGCCTGAACTTGATCTTCACCGCCGAATACCGATCTGGTTCAAAACTAATCTTGAAAATGTCCGAATGATTTTCAAAATGTTGTGCGACTTCCATGAGATTGACATTGTAATTCAAACTGAAATTACTATTTATCATAACGACCCGGAAAGAATCCAATGGTGTGGGCTTTTCAAGACCTATACAAATCTTAAACAAGTATTCCAGTTGTGTGATGATTCTCTTTGCGTCGAGGAGATCAGACGCCCCCGCAATCTGAATGGAACCGTTCGGAAAAATCTTCACTGACTTAACAGAATATTGATCCTCGTAGGTGAGAGTAATTTGATTATAGAAAGTAGTGGGCTTAATTTTCCATTCAAACCCATCAAAATCTGAACCAACGCGTCGAAGTTTTATGGAACCATTTTCTTCAAAGATCTTTCTGAGTTTTTTAATGTCTATTTCCCGTTCAAATTTGGAAATGATAGTTATAGTTGTAATTTTGATCCATGAAGGTTTATATTCATCTGGCATCTTCGATCTAAACTCATCGAGAGTTAAAAGATACGAAAATGTATTATTGGCAATGCCCGAGAATTTCATCGTTTTGACTTAAAATTTAAAGAAGACGATACAACTTAGGAACTCTTTAATGTCAGATTAATGAGTTTAAAAGAAAGAAGACACATCAGTTCATGACGTCATTCTTAAAGAGTGCATTGAATGTCGTCGATCTCGATTCTAATTTAAATTATGTGGAAATAAAATACACTAAATGGAATAGAGTTTTAGCTATATATGAAGATTTTACGGATTATTTATATACATCTAGTAAAGGTGACTGGGTAGAGATCACGTGTTCTAAACAAGATATCCAATATGAAAATTTTCTACAAACTATGGTTGAACAAACGGTCGAATCCACACAAAGAATGGCTTTGGTCGCTTTAGATAATCTACTTGCTAGACGGGATTTGGAAAGTCATGATATTATTCGTATTATGAATACATGTAAGATTGTAAATCCCTCGTTCAAAGTGCCATATATAAACAAAAAGAATACATGGCAATTGGAATTTGCGAAAGGATTTATTCGGGACTATTTACCCGATGCGATTGAACACTGTCTCTCTAAAAAACGATTACATAGAATATTTACCGTTTTGAAGCTAATCGACGAACGATAAGTATCAATGCGGCGATAACGACACAAATACATAAAATTTTTAATATAGTTGGCCTGATTTCATCATCGTCATCGGTAATAGGAGGCTCGAGACCCGTATCGATGTTTCTCTTTTGGATCGGTAAAGTCTTATCAACCTTCGGACGAGAGCACCAATCTAATGTATTATCGCCTGCCCCAATGCCGTATTTACATATAGGACTTTCTTCCGGTTCAGCGACGCCCGGGGCTTCGTCTTTGATAGATCCCTCGAATTTAGATTTAAGTGTCTCGCGTCTCCCACCAGGCAAAGAAAAATCGTTCTGAACAAATGGATTAATCTTATCTATGGCGGCCTCGTCGTCGATCATACAAGAACTCATTATTTATTATAATCTCAGATTTTATATTTTTTAGTTTTGACCTTCTGTCTGTGTTCTGACCACATTGTATCTAAATCAACATCAAGCATGTGCGCCAGTTGAAATAAATAACTAAATACATCCCCCATTTCCATCATAACATCTACACCCCTTTCCTTTTTTAAATTTGTCTTCTTAAACGTCTTCTTATATTGCCTGATAGCGGATGCCAATTCCCCCACCTCCTCTGTAAGAAGAAGCCATACTGTATCAACATTTGCACGGTCCCAGCCCTTTGATTTACAAACCCTCTCGGTCTCATCTTTGTAATAATTTAAGGTGGCCATGGTACTTACAGATGTATAGTTTCATAACTTTAAATGTTTGTAGATAGTAATAATGTCAATCGCAACTAGACTTGCGAACAATAGAGGAAGAATGGCAATTGGGTCTATCATCTGTCTGCTTATTATCATCGGTATCATGGTGTATCTCAGGAGAATATCGGATAGAAACCTCGAGAGTGAATATGCTGAATTTTACGAAAAGAAAGAAGACGCCATCCCCGACGAGGAAAAGGTGGATTTAGATGACATGTTCTCACTGAAGAAAATACAAAAATCGATTATAAAAGATGCAAAAGACAAAGGAGTTACGACAGCCGGGTTTGCCCAAAGTATGGGTATTCCCCCGGAATATGTGAAAGGATCGAAAAAAAACAAAAATGTTCGTAAACAATAATAATGAGTCTTTTGTCTGTCAATAACTATAATGAACTCAGTAGATTACAGGAAATTTCTAATTCACTGAGTTTGTATTCTAACCCCATAAATGTTGCTCAAGAGGCTACAAATCTTACTATAGAAACCATACAAGGTATATTGGAAGGTCTAATGCGCCGCATCAATAAAATGAGTACGCTTCCAGATGATGTAAAAATGATCATTGGTGATATGGATTCTGATAATTTACATAAATTAACATGGCAATTGCGTCGCTTACATACCTATCTGTGAATTTTTGGGAATCTTCATGCCAACTAAACTCGTACTCGTTGGCCTGTCCTCTGGGTTGGCAATGGTCTCCGAATCTTTCAAATAGTCGATATACTGCGTAACACCCGTTTGAATTTGGGATAATGCTGTATGTATGACTTGCTCGTTAATAAACTTAACTTGTTCATTTACCTTATGATAATGATCACCACTGTTATTTATAAATGAAACACGCATGATTCCATATAAATCCTGGTCATTCTGATAATCGATAGCAATACCGGTCTTATTTTTGAACGCCTGCCTGATACCCCGCTGAAGAACGTTTCGGTTAAATTCCGAAAAGAAAAGCGTGTTCAGGGGAGTCTCTTTTTGGCTGAGTGAATTGAGATTCAAGTTATCACACATTTAATATTAGTGAACAGTTTTTTTTCGAGGAGTATATTAAATGATAACTGGAGCCGACTTCGATAAGTCATTTAATGCCAAGGTCAAAAATTTTGAAATGAAACCGGCATCGGACGCCGAGCCATTTATCGGTTCGTATCCGCCTGTCTCTCGTCCGGGTGATGCTGGCCGTTTTTTCGTGAATACCAGTTCCCTGGAACCACCCGCAGTTGAACGTGTGGGTGCCGTTCCCGTCAAGGAAAAGAAAAAGGGGTGGTGGGGAAAGAAGTAATATAAAAATAATAAGTGAAATATAGTAATAGAAGGATGAAAGTTATAAAACGTTCTGGTCGTGAAGTTGAGATGAGATTTGACAATATCACTAGCAGAATAGATGTCCTTACGGAGGGGTTATCTAATGAACTTGAACCATCGAAGGTTGCGCAGCAGGTATTTTCGTCATTATATGACAGGATAACCACCCAAGAAATAGATGATCTCTCGTCGGAAACTTGTATAGGAATGATTACCAGTCATCCGGATTATGAAATCCTAGCGTCTCGTATCGTAGCGAGTAATATCCATAAAATATGTCCCAATAATTTCCATTTGGCAATGAGAAAGCTCAGCAAAGCTAAAATTATAACCGACGAAGTTCTTCAAGTCGCCGCACGGGTCAAAGAAAATATCAAACAC